GCGGCAAGCAAAAGGGTGGCAGCGGCCTTGGCGGCTTGATCTTGACGTGTTTTGGCGTTCGATCAGGGGACAACGTAGTCCTGCCCACGACTCAATACAATCCTAAAAAACCCGAGAATAAAGAAGTATTGGTCATTACACCGACAGAGATAACAAACATGGAAGAGTGGAAACAAGACATGGATCGATTGGAGACAAAAGTGGAAATGTACAACCAAGTCAACCAACTTTGCAAAGAGCTTGAAGGCATCCTGGCAACAAAGATCAAAGAAGGCTTTGAGAGGCTTGACAAGACTAGTCCAGAGTCCCGATCCAACCAAATTGACCCAAACGCAAGAGTGAGGGACAAAACCTTGAAGGAATTCATCACCGCCGCCCAACAATTGGCGTTTCTACCCAACACGCCCAAGGATTTTCACGCATTTCGAGTGTCTGCCTATATTTTGTACGTCATTACGTGTTTTGACAAGATCGCAATCAATCTCTCACGTGTCACTACGTTGTATAATCCACCCATTCCCCATTTTTGGGCCAATGACAAGTTATATCACTCGGGAATCGAACTTTTTATCAGCGGACTTAACTTTAGGTTTTGCGCCGCAGCTCAAGACGCGTCACATGACGCATCACATGACGCAAGGAGTGTCAAGTTAAATAAGAGCACTTGGACGAGTTTTGTACTGCACCATCCTTCAGGTTTGGATGGTCCTTATCGACAGTTTATGTCATGGGTCGAATTGACCGAACAATTTGAAATGATAGTTAATCAAAACGATCCACCACCCATGGATGTGACATTAAGCATGTTTATTGAAGCAAAAAAGTCAAGGGACCAGACCGTGAGGTACTTTGGTAACAGCGGTATTCAACATTTTGATAGCAAGATTTCGTCCGTGTCAGAAATGCAAGTGATCGGCGTATTCGACAAGCGTGTACTCTATCACCCTGACATGGTATCTACAACGGTCCCCAAAGCTTTTGCTACTAATTTTAAAGGAAAAGCTAGGTCAAACAAGATTGTCCCTGTCATGGGATTACCCTCAGAGTTCCCTCCGATCGGAACACATCGCGGCGGAGCACACAGTGCCCAATTTAGTCACATATCGAGCCGCAAGTATAGTCCCATGCTTCACACGGATGACGTTAAATTTAAGGAATTGGTGCAGATGCGTCGATCCTTCTTGGTAAGTCACTATGACGCTTTGCATTCAAGCGATATCAAACCCATGTGGTCTTCACACCTCCCTGCCGAGTATAGAGAGTTATACACACAACGCATCTTGTTTTATGAAGGAAAAATCAGCAAATACTTGAAAGCAAATAATAAAGGTGGGTTCACAGCTCGAACTCCTTCGGATATTCGACGCACTTTCAACAACCCTCTTCATTGGACTTTTAACGACAACGTCAAACATTTGTGGGGAGAGCATACCGAGTCATACATCAAGTCGTTCCTCATTCAATTGCACGACTACAGGCTGTTGTGGGGGCATAACGACATCAAAAATGATAGTGTTGTAAAGAATCCTACATTCATCACAAATCTCGACACTTTGCACGAGGTGGCATCGACATGGATATTGAAAATGTTTGCCGGCTACGATGGAGTCGACATCAAGAATTTGGCCATGATGTACAGAAGCGACGACTGGCAACGCCTATCTATATTGACGTACAATTTTCGTGAATGCATCGATATTAAAAGCATGATCTACACGTGTGGCGATCACACATTGGTCATGAAACCGAATGACAAACATACAACAATCGAAATCAACTTCTCCACAATTAAATACAAAGTGATACACCAAACCGAGATGAACGCCATCTTGGCCCTATTCTTCTCCGAGTGTGTAATCGATATGGAACGGTACACGGTTTGTACTGTAGAAACCGCGTTCAATACAAGAGAAGTGTCCGATGACCGCCGAAAAGCGTTTGACAATCCCGACTTTCTCAACATGGCCATGTATCGCTACTTTATCGAGTTGCACGCTGGTGGGGTCGTGAAGAACCGAGAAGCACTTGCTTCTTTGATGAAAAAAGATAATGAGATAAAAACATAAAACGTTCCATAATTCCATAAATTTAGAAAAGAAACATTGCATCGACAAGCAAAAGATGTCCTGTCCTTGGTGCAACTGCGATAAACTGACCGAGGATGCAAGGAACGGGGACGCTGTTGTCTGCACCGGATGTGGGTGCGTGCTCGATGAGTTCGTCTTCGACGACCGAGCGACTTGGAAGACGTTCAACGACTGCGACCATGATCGCGACCGAGACTTTGAATGTCACAACGAAGCAAGACGCGACGACAAATGGTCCAAGTACATGAAAGACGGCAAGGCGAAAGGACCTGTTTCTGCATTCCAAGAGGCCAAGAGTCATATCTTGAGCTTCATGCCATCAGTCCCGGACCACGTTTTGGCTTCGACCGAAGACCTGGTTCGATCCTATTTTCAGAAGAAGATTTGCAAAGGACTGAAGCGTGAACATGCCGTGGCGGCGGCCCTCTGCTACGCGTTCAAGGAAGGCAACGAGGCCGAGATCGCATCCGTCTTTGCGATGAATCGATACGATATGATGACAGCCATGTCAGATGTTTTCAAGACTCTGTCTGACGGCGACGAGGATAATTCAGTCTATAGCAAGATCTTTGCACAACACAAGTCTTCTGACTCGTTGAGGTCAATGGTGCAACAATGCGCGCACTTCATACCGGAGGATTTGGTATGGACTGTTAAAAAGAAAGCGCTCGAACTCGACGATCGGGTCCGTGCAAATCCCGGCTCTTCGATCCTTTTTCAGAGCTCGTCGATTCCTTCGATCAACAGCGCACTCATATATCTCGCGATCGTCAAAAACAAGGATCAAATCCCTAATTTTAGTCAAGAGATCGTGGCCGGAAGTTGCGGAGTCAGCATCACGACGATGAACAACAAGGCTCGAGCGGTTTTGGCCCTGATTTGACCACTTTATGCCGAGTCTATCAACGATTCGTCAAGCTCAGTGGGCAAACTATAGTAGCGCACTTCGATCATTCGGTGGATAAAGAGGCACATGAGGACCATAATCGAAACGGCAATCATGACCATAATGACTCCCAACCACATGTAAAATCGATGTCGGGGATCTAGTCCGCTTATTCCACCACCGCTGATTTCATAGGCGACCACCTCCCCACTGATCTCGTATGTGACAAACAAGAGTGGCGTGCCGGTGGGGCTATTCCACTCGGGGACGAACTCGATCATTTCGGGTGCCAAGTTCCCGAGTTGTTCCGCATGAGCGGTAAAGTTGCGGTCGACGACATACATCACAAACTGGGGATCTTTCGCGTTGGACACGTCAAACACCATGAAGCCGCTCTCGCGCTCAAGGCCGACGGCCATATATGTGCGCCCATGCATGTCAAATACGACAAGTGCCTCGGGCTCGATGCCCGAATGAGGAGATCGGGAGTCGGGATTATTGGTGTCTCGGTCGCAATTGAAGCATTGTTGGGACCGGGCGTCCTCCGATGTGATTCGCTCCATCCACTCGCCACTGTTGTAGGCGAGATGACCCGTGTCCGCTTCATAGATGGAGAAAGATCGAGATCCGAACATGTAGAGGCGATCGTAACCACATTGGCGGTTGTAAGGGACCGAGCGGTCATAGCCGTACTTGAGACCCCGTAGAGGATCAAAGCGCACACTGCCCAACTCCATGTGGCTCTGCATCACGGTCAAGTTGGGGAATGCGACAGGATCCCATGCGCATAGCGGCATGTCTCCGACCCGTCGCTTTTCCTCCTTTGCATCTCCCTCATTTGCCGTAAAGACGTAGCCACGCCCGGCAATCTTGTGATAGGCAATCGTGTCAGGTTGATGCCACATGTACACATTGGCCCATGTGCGCATATTGATTCCGTCGTCAGGGCTCAAGTCTGCCCGGGACACGTTCAGGTCCCGTGCGCCCAACGGCCACAGCTCAACAATGCGCTCATTCACGAGGTCGACCACCCCAATGGCATTGTTTTCTTGTAGTGTCACGTACGCCATTCGACCGTCGTCGCTAACCGCGATGTATTCAGGTTCGATGTCTAACCCAGCATAGTCCTTGCCTGGAAGTCGAGGGTCGACGCGCATCCCTCGATCGAGTAATCCCGCGTACTCCAAGTCGTCCAGGCGGTCCACGTAATCTTGGAAGGGTAGATCCTTGGCTTGCTTTATGCTAGGAGTACCATTGACCCACGATAGACTCACGATCCAAAATATCCCACCGGGGTTTCGGACGATGTTGGGGTCGGATCCAGGATTTTCTTGAGACGTGGGCTCACCCTCGCCCACGGCATAGATCTTTTGACCGTCCTTTGAAAAGAGAAGCATATCGGGCATGGCCGACAACACAACTTGGTCGATCATGGTGCGTTTCTCGATGTCATATAGGCGCAAGAAGCCAGGAGACGTATAATTCTCGTTGTTGAGTGCCACCGCCATGACGCCTTGATACGTGCTGATCGAGTTTGGCGCACCGTACCCTGCTTCTCCATGAAAGACGCCGACGTTGATGCGTCCCTTTTCGACGAGTTGACGATTCTCAAAACCGAGGACAACAATGCTCGAGTCGCGGCTGAGCACGGCACTCACGGTGCGCGTCTTTGTATCGTAGCTGAGCACTTCAACACACCCCTTGCCTTTGCATGTCGTGTCGTACGTAGACAGTTTGGTGAATTGAAGAGGTGTCAAGGAGATGGATGCATGTGCGCAAGACAAGATACCGCACAATATTCCAAAAAGTTGTTTCATTGTTATACATCCAACAAACGTTTTCTTTAAGCCACGATGCGCGACAAAGGCTTGCATGAGCGTTTCACCAATCGCAAAAAAGTTCTTATTACACTCGAACAAAAGATCAAAAGTCATCGTCTCGCCCGCCCCTCCTCCGAATCCACATCATGATTGTCAACACGAGGAAAAGGTCGAGTAGCTCGACACCTATGTAGCTGCCTTGACGCAACACCAATAGAGTCACGTCCATGGCCGTCTTGCTGGCGCACATCACGTGATCGTCGACGGTAGGAATGTCGACAAAATGCCAATACGATGAAAGGAATACAAAGGCAGTGGTCACGCTGTTCTTGCCCACTTGATAGACGGGTTTTTTCACGATCACCTTGCTATATCGTGTATATCTCATCATTTCTTTGGAGCAGGTCATGACGACATTCATCCGACGGTGGTTTGTGTAGCGCATAAGCATGAGTAGACTGTATTATGTGATACAAGTTTTTATATCGACGTCAAAATCACACTTCATTTTTTTTGCGTTTCACTATTCGATAAGCCGTCGAACGCACCCGTCGCGGCAATGGCATTAAACATGTCGTTGTATCGCACCTTGTCTTCGGCATAAAAGGCGTCAACTGTGGATTGTTGTTGGGTGTAGTGAAACATCTCGGCATGCATCTCGGGCATTTTCAAATCGCCAAAGGGGGCAAAGTGTTCGTGAGAATCGTCAACAAAGAAGAATGCGTTCACACTAGGGTCGGCGTCGAGGTAGTACTTGGCGAAGCGGGCCTTGGTATCGCCGCTACATGTGATGAGATCGAACTCTACTTTGTCGCCGAGAACACCTTGGAGTTGGGCGATGGACGTGTCGTACATGATGTGCGCTCGAGCGGTGATGAAAACGACTCGCAGCATGCTCCCCCACCTGGCGGATAGCTCAGTCAAGCGATTAGGTACGTCGGCCTCACACGGTGCGCAAGGGTGCTTTTGATAGATGACGTTGACGATACGTTGTAGGTGCTCGAGGTCGCGTGCAACACGATGATGTTGGTTTGACGGCTCCTGCATCAAGCGTAGTTGCCACTTGAACCATTGGTCGCTTCCGAGGTTGTCATTCATCTTGAGCATGGTGTTGTCGATGTCGAGGAATAACACGGCCTTGGCGTCGGAATGGGTGGACAGATAATGGTTGACGGCCTCTATGACGATGACCATTTGAGTAACGATTTGGATGGATGGTTGCATGATATTGGTATACAAACATTGAAGGAAAACGAGTGGCGAGATGCGACAATATGTATCATTTTCACAAGAGCATTGCACGTGTCGTCTTTTTTTATGTCGACAGTGTAAATGCAAAAGCACAAGAAGAGCAACAAATCGTTCTTCGAATCGTTGAAGGATGCCGACTTTTATAGCGACAAGTTGACGCACATCTATTTTTATAGCGACGTGTCGAAGGAGAGCATCCGCGATCTCAAGGCCGAGATACTCAAGGCGTGTGAGCCAGTGACCGAGAATGGCGTTGTGAAGAACCCCAAGCCCATCTTGTTGCACATCAACTCGCCAGGTGGGAGCGCATATGCCGGTATGTCGAGCTTGAGCTTGTTCACCGAGTGCAAGGTACCGATCGCGGTTATGGTCGACGGCCTGTCAGCATCTGCGGCAACGTTTATCAGCATCTATGCACCCTATCGCGTCGCGACGCCCTACTCGACGTGTCTCATTCATGAATGCTCTGGCATGATTATAGGCAAGGAGAGCGACATCAAGCACGAGATGCATGTCATTAAGCAAATGGACAAGTTTCTGAACAAGATGTACCTCAAACACATGCGCATCACCAAGGAGGAGCTTAAGGAGTTGAACCATCACGACTACCTTTTGGATTCCGACACATGTCTAAAGCATGGCATCTTCGACCGCATCATCGTGCCGGAAAATGGCCGTGATTTGTCGCTCAAGCGCTACAACGCGCAAAACCCCGACTTGGACCTCCCGATATTAGTCCTATTAAAAAAGAATAACATCAACCACATCAATATTGAATGCATGGGCAATGATCCGTATACGGGCGTCAAGGCGCTTCTGCAAAAGATCGATGCGATGGTGTTGCAAGACAGTGCCAACGTACGCCCCGTCATCTTTTACACATCCTACTACCAATGCACCGAGAGCTTGTACGCCGAGTACCTACCGCTCATTAGTAAGATCAGCGCGCTCCATGTACCCAGCATTGGCATTATCGACTCGATCGTTCGCCTACACGACATCTTGCCGGTGTTGTGTTGCACTCGTCGTGTCATGTACGAGTGTGGTCAGGTCGTCATCCACGTCATGTACAAGCAGAGTAAGGCGTGGGTCTTTGCGGACGCGGTCCACAATACGATGCTCATTCTTAACAAGATCAAGGACTTTTTGAGTGAGCGCACCAAGATGCCAAAGGACATGATTGACAATCTCGAAAAAAAGAGGTGGTTGCTCAGCCCTCAACAATGTCTTGAGTACGGCATCGTCCACGAGATCATCCCCATGCTATAGTCAATCACATGCTATGTCTCGAGGTCAACCACAAAGGAATGCGCCCGTCTTCCATGAACCTCGTTTGGGGGCTGGAAGAACCACGGAGGGTGATTTTGATCTCGTCCGTGTCTAGACTCGATTGGTCATTCTCGGGCACGGTCCAAGTGTACGTGTTACACATGCCCTTGCCCTTGACCTCGACCTCGCCCCGATGAACAAAGTCCGTATTTTCTGCCAGTCCCAGGAGCGCCATCGTCTCCTGGCTGATCTGGAGGTGTCTGTGGGGGCAAGTGCTCTCCATGCGACTCGCATAGTTCATCGTGTCACCCGTGAGAATGAATTTGGGCATGTTGTATCCAATCACACCGCTACTCACGGGACCCGCGTGGATGCCGATGCGCACCACGAGCGGTTCGCTGTTGGGCATACAAATGAGACGCGACTCACGTAGAATCGCCTTTGCAAATTCGACCATGTCACTCACAGCATGTAACGTTTGTGTCGACCCGTCTTCGACAACCACGAAGCCATCGTCATCGTTGGTGGCCAGACCCGTCACGGCGACATAGCAATCGCCCACGGTCTCGAGTTTGTAGACTCTATGCTCCTTTGCCATGTCATCGTACATGGTGTAGAGTGTGTTCAGAAATCGAAGCACCTCTTTGTGGTCGACTTGTCCACACATCTTGGTCCAGCCCACAATGTCGGTGAACAAGACGGTCACACGTTCGTGGTACCGCGACAAGCACGTGAGGTCCATGCGTTGCAACTGGCCACTATCTCTCTCGGAAATGTATTCGATGACATGACGTGGTAGGATGCTGGACAAGATGCCAATGGAGGATTCGGCGATTTGTTCTCGCCTTAGGCTATGGTAGTCGATCGGATTGATCACGACGACGGACAAACCTTGGTGGCACGTCAATCCAAAGACTTTGACCTTGTAGTGCAAAGGTTGCATATCACGCGTGATTGAGGCGTTTTTGGTGACGAGGGCATACAGGCGAGTCGACGTGCTTGATTGCTCATAGTCCTCGGACGGAGTATAGCTGTTGCGTTCAGAAGAGCAAAGGGTCGTCTTGGGCTTTTTGATGCGCGCGATGCTCACCATACTCTTGACGGCGTTCCCACCGTCTTGGATGGCGGCGTGAACACTAGCGAGAAAGGACGGATCTTGTTGAAACAAGCCATTTATCACGTTTTCTCGATTTTCTACAAAGAGCGACTCGGATACACGGTCGCCGAACATTTCGACGGACGTATGATTTTGACAAACGACGTCGCACTCGCGGTTGACTACAAAGATGCCCGAATCCGAGTGACATTGTGCGAGGACGTTCATGAGACTCGTCAACGATTGGTGCGCGTACCCGTCGATCGCGTATCGACATTCCAATGATCCACTTGTTGCACTGGATTTGAGGCGGTGGGTAAAGTTGCGGACACCAATCTCTAACTTGATCAGTGGGACGATTTCGTCCTTGAGTGCGGCCTCCATGAGTGGTCGGATCATCTTATTGGCTTCGGGCACGGTTTTGACAAAGGTCTTGAACAATTCGTAGAGAATCGGATCACCGTACTCTAGGTCGAACAAGTGCTCGATGTTGCGGGGAGATATGGATGTGTCAATGGATACATTCTCGGATGGGACAAGTATCAATGTGTCGTAAGAGTATGGTACGTGTAAGGAAGGTGGTCCCTTACCGAAACATGCTCGGAATAGCGTCGCCATCATAAGCTATAGAAAGAAACGAAAGCTTGTCATCTTTTTGCAACGCGTCTTGGAGCGTGATTCATTTTTATCACGGCCCGTGTTTATATCGAGATATATTACACACTCACATGTTTGAAAACGACGAGGAAGTAAACCTGGAGCTCGAAGCATTTGACATCACCGAAACCAAAGAGACCGAGACCGATGACGATTACGACTTTATAATTTACAACATGTCCATGCGCCTTCGCATCAAGATTTAAGAAAAAACTGCTTTATTTTTGTGGCCAGTGTATATACCATGATTCACCCCAATCTCATTCGTCTCAAGAACTACGAACACGACCCGTCAAAGTTCGCCTACAAGGCTGAACATGCCGTCGAGCGTATTCTCGACGACGAGTTGTTGCTAAATCCGACCATCATCTTGGTGTACAGCACAGGATGTTGGCATTGTCTCGACTTTATGAAGGACAAGATTGAGAATGGACGTCGGCAAAAGAGTCTTTGGCGCCGATTTCGACACAGGTTGTTACGCGAGGGCTTTACGGTGTTACAGATCAATGTGAATGCTCTACCGCATTTCCAGCGCGAGGCGGAAAAGTTGCGCGGAGACGATGGTTTGATCGGGGTGTTGGATGCGACTCGGGCGATTTATGGCGTACCGAGCCTCATAGGCATGAGTGCAGAGGGCAAGGCGCAAGAGTTTGAGGGGTCTAGGTCGTTTGAGAGTCTTGTTCGATTCATGAAATCTTTCACATGAGGCGATTTCCGTTGCTTTTATTTTGTCAAGGCAACGCAAGCAGGAAATGAAAGAGGGTTAAAAATAATTTCTAAAGCTAGTGTATAAACAAATTCAAAATGCCCCCACGCAAGCTACTATCTGAGAAGATCACTGAGGAGTTGGAGCGTATCGAGGAGAAGCTAGATGATATCGAGCCTGCTCGTGTGGCGAAGACCATTGCTTCCGTTCACAAGAACCTGCTCGAGATCGTCGAGCGTATCGCTGAGCTCGAGGAGCTGGGCGCCATCAAGAACAAGCGCCGCAAGTCTGAGGACGGAAAGCCTCATGTGTTGAGCGACTACCAGAAGTTCGTCAAGGCTAATTTCGCTGAGGTCAAGGCCGAGCATCCCGATCTGGAGTTCGAGGATATCAGCAAGATTGTCTCCAAGATGTGGCAGGATTCAAAGGATGAGCTCGGAGGCAAGGGTAAGGCCAAGAAGCCTGCTGCCAAGAAGGCTGCTCCCAAGAAGGTCAAGAAGTCAAGCGACAGCGATGACAGCGGCAGCGAGTTCAGCGAGGACATTGAGGATGACGACGAGGTTGAGGTTGAGGTCAAGGCCAAGAAGCCTGCCGCCAAGAAGACCGAGAAGACCGAGAAGACCGAGAAGGCCGCTCCCAAGAAGCCCGCCGCCAAGAAGACCGAGGCCAAGAAGCCTGCCGCCAAGAAGCCTGTTGCAAAGAAGGGTGGATTCTACGAGTACGAGTACTACTAAATTCTCGATTAGATATTAATGTTTTTTTCAAAGTGTAGCTTTTCTCAACGACAAGCCACAAGATACAAAAATGATCGAGATCGAGATCGAGATCGAGATCGAGATAGAGATAGAGATCGAGACTCTCACGAAAGATAAGAGTATTTTACAAACCGATTATTGTTATTTTTACCAGGTACAGGCAGAATATCGGCCTCCTTTTCGTTAATGCAATACATGTCGAATGGCTTGTCGGGCAATTTGACGATACCGTACATGGGTGTAAAGTTGTTGCCTGGGCGGATTGAGCCGGGATATTGGTAGATTGCGCCAGGGGGTGGGTCGGCGGATCGGAGGTTGTAGTGGATCATGTGACCTGCGTCAGGAACCACGGGTACAACGCCCCAGGGTGCGCCGGGCGCAAACGATTGACCAGTGTACAGTCCTCCGTTTAGGGATGGCTGGGGCGGGGGGACGTGAATATCAACGTTCATGATACATTGTGACAAGACAAAAAATTGACATAAAGCTAAAGACTGTTCTTCTAACACATATGCAATGGAGAATTCGGCCGACTACATCATGAACAGTGCAAAAGGCGTGTATCGTGAGGCGCTCGATGGCGCGAAACGCGACACATTGCTAAAAAAGTATAGCGCATTTTACGAAGCGTATCCTAAGATTTTCGACGGTTGTCTCAACGCCACATTCGACTTTAACATGCTCGAATTCATGCTCAAGAGCCGCGAGCAAATCAAGGAAAACAAAGATGACGTCAATACTGTCGACGCCGACGTCATCGGTCACCTCAAGGACATCTACGTCAACCCCATCCTCAAGCGCCTCAACATCCCAACCGATCAGTTGCCCGATCCAGCCATTCTGAAACGTATCGAGGAAGCCGCGCGTCTCCCAATGACTCAAAGATCGGCTCGGATGCGAGAGCTCACGTCAGGCATTTCGGGCTTACAGTAGAGATTGCGATATGATTGCAAATTGATGGCGGGCAAATTATACTTGTGACACCATTTGAGCGCCTTGCGCACCTGCTCTCTTGCTGCAGCCTCGAGCTCAGCATCGTCTTTCTTTTTTATAGCTTGTATGGTCTTTGCGATATACACGATCTGTCTCGTGACAAAATACACGTTAAACTCGAGCAAGTCATACATGAGTGGCAACGGAAGCGTCAAGGGCAAGGAAACACCACTCATCTTGTACCGTGTGAGATGCGTCTCAATCATGAGGGTGTCTTGGCGCGCGCATTCACCACCCCGATATCCTGTACACACAAGATATTTCTCCGAGTTGGCGGGACGACTCGTATGTGGTTTCACAATGTGGACTCGGGCGTAGTTTCGTTGCAACAAGTGGACGATCTGGAGCGTTCGGTACATGCTCATGTCGTACAACTTGCACACGAAAGTCCCACCGAGACGTTGGAGTTGCAACGCCATCAACACCTCGCACATGATCAACACGGTCGACATCTTTTCTTGACCGTTGAAGTCGGCGCTAAAGTCGAATCCTCCGTCCGCGGTCACCACGTCGAACGAGCCCGCACCCATCTCTTCCACCAGACCTTGGAGATTGCGTAGGCTACAAACGTTCCCGTTGCCTTCGGGACCATATGTCACCGTCATCTGACGCGCACCTTCAGACACCCACTGTGGGATCTTGAATACCGGCACACTCCTCTTGTTCGCATTGAGCAACGTCGTCGTAAATAACATGTCGTCCTTTAACGCACCCCCTCGCCATTTGGCGTACGCTTCTATAAAGCCCCCGGGACCCTCGGCAATGAACGCGCACTTTTGACCGGGTCGGCCAAGCCCAAAATCCTCAGGAAAATCATGCAACATCTCCCACAACTTGAAGAACGACCGGCTCGTGGGCGTGTAGTCGCAAACGCTCGGATACGCGTCCATCGGCGTGAACACGAGCTCGTACGCGTTGGTGCGACGTTTGACGCGCTCCCACTCGCCTGTCGAAAAAAACTGGTCAATATCGCTCTTGTACTCTGCAAGTAGATCGTGAACGTCGCGGTTGACTTGTAGTAGGAAATCGTGCTCCTCGCACCAATGGGCGGGCACACGGCTATGCTCTAACACGAAAATGTGCTTTTTCACCATCTTGTAACTAAAGTACTTTGTCTGCAATTCTCTTATGTGGGTTTCTGAAACACAAACCACCGGTTTAAGAAACTCAGTTGCTTCTCCGCGTCAGACATTCGTAGAGCCCCATCGGGTCCGTCAAAGTACTTGTTGCTTCGCACGTTTGCCGGAGAAGAGGCCAACTCGTCGTATGATTGGTCGAACGTACCCGTCGATGTCAACACCACACCCAAAGCGCTCAACTCTAGCTTGAGCCGCTCGAAATCGACCAGGTACTCCACGTTCTTCCGACCGATCGTCTCGATGTACACGGCTATCTTGGCCCCAAACTCGCCCGCCGAGTCGCCATACAATCGTGCGATACTCCAAATGGTGCGTCCATTCTTTTCGGCACTCGCTTCCTTTCCGACAGGCACCGTACGCAACAAGCGCTCGATACGCGCCTTGTCGAAGCAGGTTCCGATAAAGTGACCGCCCTTGGCCAAATGCCTCGCCACATTGCCGGCGAAGGCCTTGAGAGACGCCTCCTTGTCGAAGAAGTAGTGAACTGCAAAGTTGCACGTCACGAGCTGGAATTTGTCCACGGCGATGCCAAAGATGTCCTCGGTACGTTCGGTGCGTTCTATGCCCCATGCAGCTCGCGCGATCTCGCGAAGGCTCGGTTGCTCGATCTGGTTGATCGTGGTAGAGTCGATGGTCTTGCTCGCATCCATGGTCACAAAGACGTGGCGAAGATCACCGCGATTTCGCGAACCCCGCACGCGTGCATAGGCTCCGTCCTCGGCATTGAGGATGTTTTCCTCGACAATATCCACACCAACGACACGTTCCACCTTATACTTGAGCCAACGGGGTAGGTCGTTGCCCTTTCCGCATGCAATGTCGAGCACGGAGGAGATGCGGCCCTCGGTCAAGGCGGCCACTCGCTTGAGCATGCAAGCATCCTTGACCCAGTGGTTGTGAAAGTGCAACATCGGCTTGGTCGCGCTCTTGTCACGGGAATACAAGCGTAAATAGTACGCGTCGTCGTCCAATACCTCGTCCTCAACCACCATGTCGTCACCACACACCATGCCCTCGGTCACTGGGAATTGAATGCTCTTCCAATTGGACGCGGCAATCGTCGAAAAGTTGGGACGCACCTTGTCGTGACGCACTCGCATCGGCTTCCAACGAAACGGAACGGCTACCGGCTCCGAGATTTCATACCGGAACTCCACAATCGCACCGTCCTCGATCACGTCCCCGTTCTCACACCGTATCGTGCCCCCCGCCGCTTGGGCATCCACTAGAAGGTGACATCGATCCACGTGGTCTGCCGGCGAGACCACTGGATTGAATGAGCGGAGAATGTAGCGACCCTTGCCACCTTGTCCAGGGACGTTTGACTGCTTTGGATGCCTTGTACTCAAAGGGTCCAAATAACCGATGGACCCACCGGCTCCATCATCGGTCGCTCCCACCAATAACGTACCGACCTTGAACACTTGTGTCCCATGCTTAGCGTCCTCGCGCACCACAAAGTCGGACTTGTCGATTTCGACTTTAAAGTCGATACTGTTGTATTGAGGCGGCTTCCACTTGAAAGTGAGCGGCCAAGTGCCATCACGAGGCGTATCTCCAGGAAACAGCCCGCCCACCGAAAGGTCGCGGGGAGTGAAGATCAACCCGTCGATGTAGTAAGGCAACGTGTCGTCCTTGAGCTTGCTATGCAAGTTACCCTCGATCAAGATCTTCTTGCAACTCTCGAGCAGCTTGGCGGAATCGCAATAAAATGCCTTGCAACGGATGCTCATACGGTCGTTGTCAGGCACTGATGCGATAAACAGTTGCAACGCATCCAAGCGATTTTCGACAGAGGCGCTCTCGGTGGCAAGAGGAAGGCTCCGAACGTCACGGCCCTTATCGTAGTAAATGTCGAATGCCATGAAGAGCCGAGCGCCAGGACCGAGTCGAGTGTGTGTCACGTACTCGCCATCGATCAACGTCTTAGCGTACGCTTCACCGACTCGGATACCCGTAGGTACGACGTTGAGCTTCGAGTCCATCATGTAAGCGAGGCCATCGCTAGCCACAAACATCAACATGCGTAAACCGTCGGCCTTGTCAGTCACCGTGTAATCCTTAAGCACCGAGAAAACACCCGGACCCGGCTGACATAGATGCCTCCGCTCGAGCGTGACCGGTTGTGGGCCGACAAACATGGTGCGCTCAGCGCTATCTGCGCGCTTGTCGATGGTTTCGAGGTACTCGCTGAACGCACGATTCAAGGCGTTCGTCGAAGGCACAACACCCCATCCACCCGCCATGATCTCTAAGACTCCCGCACAACCTCGCAACAGGTCCGAGCATGCGCGCTGACATTCACCGTCGTTCGCCGCATCATACTCGCCCACATACTCGACCTCGATTTCGTATGACTCGCGAGCTTGTTGGACACCCGACTCGAGCAAGCTGGCCGCAGACATTTGCTTCACGACAGTGAGGTCCAAGCGCACTGCCGCATTGTCGCGCATCATGAACGACATTCTCTTTTTGAGTCGGAAGAGCTTCGTTGCAGAACCCATGTTACGAAGGGCAGCGCGCCCGTTACCCACCGCGCTCTCCGTACTCGAGCGAATCTTGAGTGGGTACTCGTCCATCAACACGGGCCGTCCAGTGCGGTTCTTTCGGATGATCTCAGAGTGCTCGAGCTCGAATCGAGAGGTTTTGCAAAAGCGCGAGATTGGGTCCGATCCCCTGATGGTCACGCGAACACCGTCCGCTTGCACGTCCAAAGAGTCTTGCGTCTCTTGTTGCACGTATTCATCTCTCGATAGCAAGTTGGACAAGAGGTGCATGAATGCGGCACGGTCTACCGCCGTAGGTTGGCCCTTGGCCCCTCGCGCAAGCACGGATGCTTCCACCTCGTGCTTGGTGTCTTGTGCGCGAGAGCCTAGAGTAGTCCGAGACTTGAACAGAGGGAGCAAGGACTCTAGAAAAAAGGCTTTGGAAATTTCCATGGTTCTTAACTTTCTATGGAGGCATATTTTTATGTCTCATTTTTTTTCACAGTGATCAAAACGCTCTCAACACTTCGGCCTTTTGAGCCGCTGTCATCACACGCAACCCAGACGCTAAAGGTTGAGTATCGTCGTCCACCACCGACATGCCCGTCGCAATGTCCCACCTCATCACCACGCCATTTCCGCATCGTTGCCATCCCGACTCGATACAAGTCTTTTGGAGGGTGTCCAACACCGTCACTCCCGCTCCCAAATGTGCGCTTAATAACTCGACAAAGTCGGTCGACATGGGCGTCTTTCGGAATGCCGAGAGCTCTTGGTTGACGCGGTCCACGCGGCTCGAAATCCAACGGATCTTACTTGCCTTGAGCGACTGTTTTGTCGACAAGTCGTCGATAAGGACCTTGACAAATGCGTCGACCTTTTTCTGGGCATCCGCCCCATTAAGCAACTGGTATGTACCGTCCAGTGCAAACAAAATTCCTTGAATCACGTCGGCGATAGTCGCGATCTTTTGATGCGTAGGCTCGAAAGACGTTCGAGGAGAACGATACGTATTTAACACGGCCTCGAGGTTGGGCATGTCTGCAAAAGGGTCAGGCATGGGTCCTGAGCTATACTTGACCGGTTGGCATAAGTCGCTATCGGGGAGCACGGCCGACACTCGTGATTTTTGCAGCTTTTCCAAAATATCCATATAGATTGTTTGACTGCACATGGCATCATTTTTTTATATCACTTTGCACAAATCATTCATGAGCTCGTTGTCGTTGCGCTTGTCGGTAGCCACGCGCTTCGAGTAGCGCTTCTTGGCCGCGTGAAACTTCGTATAGACCTTTTTCTTGGCGGTGCGATCCGTGTTGTACAACACCTTTGCCATCGCCAAAGCACTCTCGCTGCCCTCCACCACTCGTGTCCATGCAACGTCGAACAAGGTTGTGGATGGAGCCGGGTCAAGAACCAAGCCGGCGTCAGAGGCCAAGTGCTCAGGGCAAGCAACGGGGTCGAGGTTGGTGTTTGCATCCCTCACGTTCGAGTCCGACACGATGCCAAGGACGTTGCGCTTACACTCTTTGAGCCGCATGTCGTACTCGTCGAGCTCTTTCTTGTTCTCGACACAAAAATTGACGAACGCTTCCAAGCGTTGAATCACGTCGTCGCTAAATGTGCTCATGTTGAAAAATACGCCGTTGGTATTTTTAGTAAAGTTGCATCCCGGCATGCATTCTCGAACAATCTTGAAGATCTCGTCGTGTTCCATCTGCGACAGATCTGCAATCCTCTCCATCAACTGCTTCCTAGCACGGTTATTGTACGTTTTTTCTGTAGTGTCCATAGTTGTATCTATACATCGTGTAAGCCTTAAGCCATCGCCTTATTCATCATCCACATCGCTCGCAGCCGGACCATCGTCGCTCGCAACACTGCTCGCATCGTCCTCTTCCGCGGCCTCTTCCTCTTCCTCCTCACTCGAAGATTCTTCTTCCTCATCGTCCTCTTCCTCCTCGCTGGACGATTCTTCCTCCTCCTCGCTCGAATCGTCGTCGTCCTCGTCGCTTGGAACGCCCGACCCGATATCGTCTAGATCACTCGCGTCCGACGCCATGGACTGAGCACGTTGAACGACACGACTCGGCTTAAAGTTGGCCAAAAGCCTGCCTATGATTGATATCTTTTTGTCGTTAAGCTCAAACTTGCGTCCCAACACCTCGACGTTGACCGTGTCCCCCGCGTTCAAATTGTCGAGGTTGACCTCGGACTGAATCTCGGGCGAATTCTTAGCCACTAGAATCTCCAACACCAAGTCCTTGTCTCGAGTTACCTCGCATAGAACGGCAAACCGATTCATGTTGCGAACAATTGCTTTGAACACGTTGCCAACGACAGGAAGACACACATCCGCATTAAACTGGACCGAGTAGGATATGTCGCCATTCAACGATACCATTTGAACGGTTCCAAGTCCGAGCTTTTTGACCTTGATGGACCCGCGACGGATGTAGCCATACCGGGAACACTTGCACTCGTATCGGTCTTTAAGCGCTTGTGAAATGACGTGATGAGGCTCTTCATGAAGGTCGGCGGGGCGTAAGTTCACCTTGTCGACCAAAAGGCAATCGGTGAACACGTCGGACATTTTGTATGTTTACAACTCCAAGATACTTTTATATCATTTTTTAATCGCGGACGGACGCCTCTTTCGCGCCGCCTTGACTCCCCCGTCCGATAAGATGAGATTGACGATGTGTGGACGCGCGAAACGGCCTCGAGCGCGCAACGCCAACTCGTAGAGCTGACACAAGCCCTTCTTGTCCGGGAGCTTGTTTCGAACTGTTGTCGCTGCGCCGACCAAGCTTTCATCCAAACCATCGATCATCTCTTTGAGCGTGGTCACCTTGAGCGTTGCCGTCTGCTCGCATACATATCCCATCGACTCTTTTTCCTCTTGCAAAATCTTGAATTTCTGCTTGCCATCATCGGTATTCATCATGTAGGCCGTGTACGACTTCATCTTGCCCAACTCGGTGGGGCGTGCCGCGTTCAAAAGCTCCTTGTTCTCCTTGCTCTCCAATTCGGTCATCTCCCGCATCCGCCCGTCAGCACCACGAGTGTAAAAGACGCTTGTGCTATTAAACGGACATACCACAAACTTGAGAGTCTTGCCTTGACTCGAGCGCACAATCAAGTTGCCTCGCTCCAAACTCGACACAAAATCTTGAATTCGAGAGTCCTTGTGCTTCCCGTCCCAAGCAAGCAAACACAAGTCCAAGTATTGCTCCTTTGTCAAACGATCCACCACAAAATCCACCGATTGGTCCCTGTACTTTCCTTCGGACAGGTTCATCGTCTTGCGCATTGCAACAATCGCCCTCTTGAAGATAACGAGCGAATGGTCAACATCCCACTCGCGTTCGGTTTCATCCTTGACACTTACACGCCCTGGTCGGGTATCGGTGCGTTTTTGAAGTCGCGCACTGAGTGACAGACGCGTGCTTCGGGTGGATGTCGGATGAAAGATGTACTTGTCCGAAGCATATATGATGTATCCGTCGACCATGTTTGCATCTCTGACCGGATCTTTATGCGTCACCATATGTTGCAACGCCATACGCAACACCTCCTCGTTGACCTTGATTGGTTGTGTCTTCAAATGGACCAACACTTGATCATACGTTGCCGCTCGCACGTCCCGAAACATGGCAGCGACATGGTCGATGAATTTAGACACGCCGTCCGCATAAAACGCGGCAGTGAATGTACTCGTGTCCTCGCGTGCCGGTAATTCGGTGATGCATTTGATGCCTTTAGACTTGTCGCCGACCGCGTAATCTTTGATGTACATGCCTTGCGACGTCTCAATGGGAATTTGCAAGTTTAAAGTTTCGGGGGTGAGGTCCAACACCGGCTTGTTGAGGGCGCAATCGACCGACACGTTTTGCATGAGCCGCTCGACCTTCCGGATACGTCTTTGTTTCGCGTACGAGATCCGGTACATGCGCAAGTCGATACTTTCGCGCTCTTTACGCAATGTGGCGGCGTGTTGGTAGATGGTCACGTTGCGATACCGGGAATCGAGGGCCATGTGCGAGCAATTTCGCACCGCTCGCCCGATGATCTGCTCGACCTTGTTCATGTGGAACCACGGCTCCAACAAGTGGATCTCGCGGATGCACTTGAAATCGATACCTTCTGTCGCGACCGACGTGGCCAAGACCACCTTGACCACTTCCCCATTGATGTTATTTGATGCTTTTACAACCTGGATCTCTCCATCATTATCTGGCGACATGTCCTTGTCGCCCGACAACACAATATAGTTTCCCGCGTTCCTCTTGCGGCCCGCACCGTGCAATATGTTGCGTCCCCCGTACTTGCTAAACCCTGCGTGTTCTAACGCAATCGCTAGTGGCAAGACGCCACTCCACTTCCAATTCGAATAGACAAAGACGATGCCGCGACTTTTGCGAACGTACTCTAGAATCGACGCTATCTTACATGACACTGACGACACATTATCGGGCGCTAGAAGATCATCGTGTCCGTCTCTGTACTCGACGGCAAACGTCCGTCCCTTGATGCGATCGAAACACGCCCAAAAGCCGTTTTCGCCAAAGCAATGTTTGTGGTTGTCACTAACGGGGTAGGTGATGTTGGACAACTGAATACACACTTGCATGCTAAAGGTGGTCTCGGGGTCGGCTTCAGGGTCGGTTCGAGCCGCACCCGAAAAGTTCTTTTCCGCATTCTGGTAAAGCTTCCGTTGCGGCTTTTCAAAGTCCGTTAACACTATCGGCATGCTCTCCGAATTTAATTGATCCTCCTCTGCAATGTCTTCTCCCTTGATGTCTTTTTCCGGTACGTCATCTGGCGTCATGAGCGCTTCGTCATCGTTGATAGAGGGATAAAGACGGAAGGGGAACGAGAACGGATTGTCACCACGCATGTAGGACACGTACCCGCGGAGGACCTCTTTTAGGCGTTGTGTCGGCTCGCCGGACAAGAGATTCCCTCGTTTGTCGAAAAAATCGTTGATGGCAAGGGGCGTGCGTTTGTCATTATGCAACAACAAGTTGATGATGTACACGATCTCACGAGGGTCGTTGAACATGGGAGTGGCCGTCATGAGAACCAACTTTACGTTTTGGGCCTTTTTTAACACCAACTCCAACATGGGCGGCACACGCTTTTTGGTGACCTCAGAGTCCAAGCGCATGTTGTGGACCTCGTCGATGATGATCACGTGGTCGCTGAATTCGGCGGCTAGTTTGCGATGAAAGCGTACATTATCGTCATCGTCATCCTCGGTCGTACCGACGTCTTTACGAATGCGCTCGATCTCGTTCGCAAACTCTAAAAAGCCCATGAACTTGTATCGTCCATTGACAATCTTGTTGACTTTTCGGTCGACCGCATCGGGGGTCATCAGGTTGCGCGCGGGCACCATGGCCGCATACTTGGATCCCATGCATTGCAATTTGGGTTGCTTGGACGCGTCATAGATCTGTTTTCGAAAGTTTTCCCTAAGCAAGGATGACGGCATGAGCACCAACACCTTGCGCCGATTCTCTTCCCCGAGGTATTGCTCGGCGACGTTGATCGCCGTACACGTCTTTCCTACACCGACTCCGTGGAACAACAAGATCCCGTTGTAGGGGGTTTGTGGAGACATGAAGGTTTTCATCAACGACTGGTTGGGCGTGAGGTCAAACCCCCCGGATGAGCACTTTTCACGGGCAAAATCGTCGAACGTCTTGTTGTCGTCGTTAGAAAAGGGCGGATACCGATTCTCGCGAAACTCTTTCTTAGCTAGCAAGTCCTCGTAAAAACGGGCGCTCGTGATGTCCGGGTAAGGGACATACGACCCTGCCTCGGGTGCTCGATCAGGCATCGCAGCGCTCAACTTGTCTCGGAGACGGGCGAGACGCGCCTCGAGCTTGGCGACTCGGTCACTATCTTTGGTCTCGTCCAACTCCTTGAGCATTTTGATCACCTTGGCATATTCGGTGTCATTGTTCGCCATAGTGTACTACACTCTTTCAACAAAAATAAAAAACCAGTCTCACACGAAAGATTACCATTCCATCTCCAACACGAGTCGCGATGAACGGTCGTACCCACGCCGAATGTGTTGAGCAACCACGTCGGCATCGCACAATCTCGGGTTGCGATCGCGACGTTTGTCCATCGCTAGCGCCATGTCTTTAAAGACTTGACGTGATATACACATTGCTCCCCGTGGCAAGCATCCTCGCATTGCATACGTGCGCTCGAGCATTCCCATGAACACGTCGAGGTCTTCTTCGACAGGAAAACGCATGTGCTCTAGGAAGAAATCGAGAGCATGCTTGTGCGCAGATATTTGCTTTTGCACAGGCCCTCGCTTCGCTTCGGCATTCTCTTTCCAATTCGTGTGTGGACGCAAAGTGATGGGACAGATAGAGACCACGTCCTCTTGGGCATACTCGACATCGTTCTCCTTTTGTGTGTACACACTACCAATGTTCAACACCTGTACAACATCGGGTACCCCTAGATCGAGATATGGGACTCGAAAACCATTCGTCAATAGCGCCACGCTCTTGGCAGTGTTCAACGTCACCGATGCATCGGGCTTCAACGCGTCGAGAAGCGCGACGTCTCCCGACTTGTAGGTATACACATCCATGAACTCGGAACATAGACGCTTGCGCAACTCGGACGGATTGCGTTCATATTCACGTTCTAAAGACCAGGCTAGACGAAGATCCTCGACACGGGAGTCGTATTTTGACACGTCTTGACCATCGAATCGTAAAATGTCTCGGATGGCCTCGTACGCAGGCAACAATGCGCACAATCGGTCGCGCCAGATCGTGTCCATGCACCAAATGCGTGACGATTCAATGGTGTACAAGAGCGCTTCAGTCACGGACACGAGCTGCGTTGGGTGATACCCCGAGTTGCAAAGAGACATGGGAACCTTGGCGTTGCGTAGCACGTCGATCAACGTACTTGACACTTGAAGTGGCGTGCCCATTGCGATCCATACGACCATCATCCACAAAGCATAAGAGCCGCTCAACTCCTCGTGTGAAAGCGCATTTGCCAAGGCCGCTCGGGTCTGGCGAATGCTCTCGGGCTCTGTCGTCAATAAAAGGGGTACGATACGATTCCGAATTACGCGATCATGACCGGCGACGAGCCCTGCTAGACGCGACATTGCCCTCGCATCCATAAGGAACTCGAGCGGGTCAGATGGACCCCATGGCCCATGACACCAGGACTCGGTTGGTGCTTCGGCATCCACATAACACAAGACTTGAGATTCGACCGTGTTTGTCTCGAAAAGATCTAGAATAGTCATGGGCTTTTCAGGCGGTGCAAAAGACGTCACGACCCCAAATGTATCCATACAAAAACATCGATCTTCGGCCCGCAGGGCTCCGACTCGTAAGGCTTCAATTCTTGCCTTCACACCGTGAGACAATACACTATAAAACTTCCAAGCATTATACTCCATTCTCTGCATTTTGTTGAACGTGCGCAACACTTCCTCGTCGTCGATCATGGGTTGAGCGTCGGCGGCTAGCAAACGCTCGATCTTGGCCAAGGACCCAAGGTACGCTTCCGGTTGAATGATCCCATCGGCGACGATTCGGGTGTACAAA